ATCAAAATATGTAACAGTATAATCGGATTCGCATTGTAGTCCTTTAGGAACAATAACTACTCCTTGAGCATTTTTGACTTCTAAGGTTTCATAATGATGAGTTGCATTTAGATTTGCATAAGTGTCATATTTGTCTAGAAGAAAAGTATCAAAGTCATTTTGTAACATAGGCCATTCATTCGGAATATTAATAATATTATTACATAGTAAAACTAACCAATCTAAACTAGAATTTCCATAAACCTCAAAGGCAACATTATCTGGTCTATCATCCCCTCGAATGTTGTATAATGTGTGAAAGGATAGGTTTTCTAAAATATCGGATTCTAGAGCACCTCTTTTGAACAGATTTTTTACACGGATATAATCTCCTATCTTAGCATCAGGTAATCTGCTAACATATTCAAAATCTGGAACTTGTCTAAAATAATCGGACATATTAGAAACCTATTTGATCGTTAGGAATATCACTATAATCATCACTGTATACTGGATCAAGTTCTTTGAATGATAATGTCATTTGATATGCCATCATTACACCATCTTCGAATGTTGCATAGTTACCATCGGGAGTGTATTGAACACCACAAGTTGCTAATGCACATTCTTTAAATTTATTTAAGTATTTGTGTTCTGAATCTTTATGATGATATGCAATCCTCCATGTATTGGGTGATTTGAGGAAGAGGTTGGGTGCTTCTCTTATTGGTGCCATTCCCTGTTTAAAGAATCGAAGAATTTTAATTATTTCTTTTGCTTCATCACTACTTCTAGGAGCAAGTTTCCAAGTAAAGTTAAAATCTCTTAGTGTGGGGTTATTGAATAATAATTCCATATTAGGATTAAGGATTGCTCCTTGTGTTCTTTGTAGAATTTGAGCACCAGTTTTGGATGCAAAACCTGCAATAGCAGCACCAAGAGCACCTTTAACTTCTTCGGCATTTGCTGCTGCACCTTTAAATGCCTTAGACATTGCTGCTCCTCCTTCTTCTCCTCCTTTTACAATCATTTCATAAGACGCATTTGCTGCAGCAGCTGCAGCTGGATTCATATTTTCTCCACCCCATGATGCTGAATTGCTATCTAATATTCCTCCTGGAATGGGAAGTATTACTGATCCTAGTCCTTTTCTATTTTTTGCACGACCTCCTACTCCAGATAAATTACCTCCTGTTATACCCATTTTTTTGGGACTATATTGTAACATTTGGAGTTTGATATAATCTTGTTTATATTGATTATTTCTTAAGGCTATAGGGTATACTAAGACTTGTCCTGCTCCAAGAGAAGTGTTGGATTTTTGTGATTTTATTGCTTTATCGAAGTTTATACCTTTCTTTGCATCTTTAGGAGTAGAACCGTTTTTAGTACCTTTTAGTGAGTCATCTTTATTACTTTGACCGTCGAATGTTACTGGCTCATCAAGTGGAGGTTTCCATTTCCCATTGATTGCTTGATTTGGTGGTGGTTGTGTTTTTCCGTCCCATTCTTTTGTAGCAACCTTAGTAGCTTGTAATCTTGCTTTTTTCAGATTATTGCTATCAGCATAGTGTAAGATTTCTGAAGTATTTGCTATAGGATTTCCTTGTGCGTTAGATTCAACTTCAAACCTTCCACCAGGACGAATTTTTCCAATTTTAGTAGTTGAAGAACTATCTCTTCCAACTTTAGACCAACGATAAACTTCTATTTCACCAGCTTGTGGACCTGTAGCGGTGGTTTTGTAATAATATTGATTCGTTCCTAAGTCCCCACCAGGACGCACTCTATTCTTTACAGCAGAAGAACCGTAAGATTCCTGTGGAGTGGCAGTAGTGGTAGCGTTACCTGACATTACACAAAGTTTTTATTTATTTATGGCTGGTTGAGGATGAATTTTGCATAAGGTATGGCAAGTAAGTCATCAAGTTCATTTCGTTGAACAATATACAATTGTCCTGCTAGTTCTTCCCATGTATAATTGCGGTATTTTCTCCAATGAAAGTTCAGTCCTCTAAATCCCCATTGAAATAATTCAGTACATGCAATTAGAGGATGTTGGTCATAAGTTTCACCTGGAGTTTTTGCATTATATACGAAAGTGTAGAAGTTTCCTGGATCTGGTATGGGAGTAACTGTTTCATTTAGAACATCCATTATTTCTAACATCATCTCTTCTTGGTCATTAGTTCTATTATTCAGATCACTTAGATATTCGCGGATACGATTATCTTCTTGTTGTTGTTCTTCTCCATCTAGACCAAAATCTTCATCTTCCATGGTTGATACCTAATTCTTGTTCGGTGACAATTTTAAATTCAATTTTTCTATCCTTACACCATTCATTTGCTGCTTCCCATTTTGCTTGATTGACAGCATATGTTTTGCATTCGTAAAGATATGATTTGGTCACATTTTTTCTTGGTTTTGGTGGTCTGGTTTGTTTCTTAGGTTTAACTTCAATTACATATGTTTTCACTTGACCAGTACTTTCTTTAACTTTGATGATGAAATCTGGAAAGTATCTACGGACTTTACCATCAGGAGCACGATAGGGGATCCAAAATTCTTCACTTCCCCACTCTATAATATTTTCATTTAAATCACACCAATTACAGAATCTTTTTTCCCAACTACTACGAC